ACTTTCCATTAAAGAATTAACCACATCTTCTTCTGTCGCGCCCTCTTTTATTGTCATTGATGTAGAAGCATCCGCGACCAAAACCCCAGACATAGCCTCAATATGAGTTACAACATCCACCCCTTGTCGCTGAGAATTGATAACAGTTGCATGACCGGCAAAAATTAAGTCAAACTTACCACCCTCATAACCAGCCTCTAAATATATTGTTGGTATCTTGTCAATACGGCGATAGTCATAAAATACAGCGTTACGAGTGCTTTCATTTAAGTTAAATATATTTATGGAAGCATTTGATATTCCGTTAATTGGAGTGCTGTTAACAGTAAAAGATATATTAAATGGATTTTCTATAACTATCGGTTTTTCAATAGGGTTCTCTGATATATGAGGGAAACCCTCTTGGTCTTCAATAAGACCATACATTAGTATTGTTAGCCGGTACTTATAGTTTTTATACGCCATCTAAGTACTCCATCGCTTGATTTTTCTCGTTTTCATCAAGAATACATACAAAACAAGAACCGTCTTGGAAACAAGTTAATTCAAATGGGTCTAACCCATCATCAGTGCTTATATTTATTCCAAAGTCTATCAAGTTATGATACTTGTCTAAAATGTTCGGATAACACGATACAACAACACCTTTGACAGAAAAGCCGGTTTCATAATCAACATCAAGAACCCATTGGCTCTGTGTCGGCAAATATCTAAATGTCATATCTATATTCTTACCAGAATTGGTTACATAAGATATGTTCTGTATCGGATTGCAATTTAATGTTGATAACCGTTTCATTTCCAAAATACTCCACTCTCATCTGGTATTGGACACCACTGTCCAGCTTTGCACATCATATCGCTTACATACTCGCCCGTTGTAGTGCCTAAACTTACTTCTTCTGTTGCTTGTATCTCTAACCGACCCCGTAATTTGCTTTCATCAGCCTTTACATCATATCGTGTAATCTCACGAAACTCCTTAAATGAAATACGAATTGTTGTGAGTTCTTTTGTCCGTCTTGATTGGTTAAACTCTACATTAGTAATAACATAGTTTTTTAACTTTCTCCAAGGTGTTTCAATGTTAATCGGCATACGAATATACCAATAATACAATAATCTAGCAAAAGCCTTTGTCTGCAAGGTGTTCTTTTCACTAAAAGTATTGAAAATCTTATCACCAAGTTTAATATAACGACTAATCGCATTGTCTAAACTATCTATAAAGTTTAATGCCTTTGTCGCTTTATCCATAACACTAAACATCTTTTTTGAAACACTTGGCGCAAAAGTCGTTAGTTTAGTTAATTTGTTCGGCAAAGAACTTAAAAGCGAGTTGTCCGCATCTTCTGCGTAATAAGTAACTTCCCCGACTTCACCCTCAATAATATAAGTCAAAGGCTTACGAGATATATGGTTTTGATAAGCGACATTACTTTCAACAAAGTTATCTGTCACATCAGAATTAGCACTTAATGTTTCATTTCCAATAATATCTAACTTTAATTTTACAACATCACTACCAGACGGCTCGCTGAACCAGACCTCAAACTCAGAAGCCTGTTTTTCGGGTGTCTTGCCAGAAGCAATAAGTTTGTCTATTTTGTTTTTTACTGTATCAATACCTAACATTCTATCTCCTACCTACTCCAAAAAGACCTACCAGCCGCGTTTGTATAATTAAGTTCAACTTGGTCAACAGACGAACCAGATGATAGTTCATTGACAACACGCCCCGCTTCTTCTGCGTTTCCAACCAATATATTGGCATAAACAGCTTGTCTGCCAGAATAAGGAATAGAAGACGCAATATTACCCATTTCTCTAAACGAAAAACCATTCTGTAATGGGTTAGATATATTTCTAACCCAATCTAAAATTGTTTCCCCAGTAGCACCTAATATACTTTCTGTCCAATAACCCACAGAAGAAACACCACTTGTCGGCTTCGCAGGTAAAACTATTCTACCACCACCTGTCTTCAACATATCATCTGGAGAAGCAGTCAGCAACATTTTTAATTTACCAAAGAAACTCTCGTTCCTAAACTCTGGAGTATTCATTATAGCAATCATATCTCTTAAACCCTCTACAAATCCGTTTAAGATGTCTGATAGTCCACCCTCATTTACTAAAACTTCAAGTATCTTTATCTTAGCTTGATTTAATGCGTCTGTGAAATTATTTATCGTTTGGTTCATACGCTCAGCCGCTTTAAAATCTGCGTCAACTAATTGAAACACATCTTTATATGGCTTGCCAGTCTGTATATCTTGTACAACCTGCATCCATTTGGAATCCAAACCCTCCATACCAAGCATAGAAGCCTGCAATCCCTTATGTGGTAATTTAGCAACCGCCATAAGGAAGTTGGTCATATCTTGTGCGCCATTACCAGTTGGTAATAATCCTAACATATGGAAAGCGGCCGGACTTTTCCTACCCAACCAAATGTCCCAAAAACCTTTTTCAAACCCTTTAGCAGTGTTCATCACTTCTTGAGCAGAAAGGTCTGTCACATTAAACGCTCTTGCAAACATACTCCCAAGTTCTTTCGGACTTCTACCAGTATATGTCATATAATCACGATAAGAAATAGCCTTTGCGACAGTATCGCTTACAAAGTTTTTTACGGCAGCATATCCCTTTGCCATACCCTTTGGTATCGCAGACACTATAATTGCAGACAATGTTGATGAAAAATTACTAAACCAACCATCTCCACCGACAACGGTTCGTCCATAAAGACCGGCTTTTTTCGCTTCCCATTGTTCTTTTCTTAGGGCAAGTGTTTCCTGTAACCGAATTGCGTCTTCATCAACCCAGTTCGCTCTTTTAGTCCAATATCTACCAAGTCCTCTTGATTTAGCAGCATTACCTCTCATTTCTGAGGCAACTGCTCTTATGTATGATGTTTGCGCCCTATATCTGGATGCTAGTTCTTTTTCTGATGGCGCATAAGAAGAACGCAAACGCTCAGCAGCCCTTGCAATTTGGTCTGCCTGTTGAGCAAACTGTTTTAATCCAGAAACACTCTGTTTTATCGTTTCGGATATGTTTTTTAGGCTTTTTGAAAACTCGTCAAGGCCTTTAGTATCAACCTTAAAACCAATTTCAGCAAATAATTCACTTACTTTCATTATTTAATTCCCTTGTCGTTTCCTTATAATCAGCCTCAAACTTTTCATAGTTTAAAACACCCATAACCGTATCAACAGGAGCGTTCTTTACTTCATCTGGATTTCCCCCATAATAACCGAGTTTTGCAACCCTTAGACAAATAAACAACAACTCATCATCTACTTGGACTTCAGGCTCTCTCCAAACTCTGGAACTTTGAACTTTATTCCTAACCGAGAAAGGAGAGGCTTGAAAAAAGGGTAGATATTTACTTTCAAACAATAAAAGAATACTTCATATAAGTCTAATCTGGCTTCTTCATTTTCAAAAGTTTCCATTGTAATACGAGCGTCATTGTAAGTACTCTTTTTTAAACACTCAAACAAACAATTAAAAACTTCTTCAGAACTATCTAATGCCATTAAGACAGAACTAAGGTTGCTATCCAACGCTTCCTCTAATTTAATCCCATTTCCAATTAAAGCCTTTTGGATAGCCGACTTTAACTTAAATGCGTCCATAAGCGAACAAGGATTTAATACAACCTTAGCTCCAGTTTCTTTTGTTTCAAATTCCATCTCTCTACCCTTTCCATTTGTTAACCAATCGTACGGTCAATAATACCTTGCATTGTGTACACAGTCACAGCTTGGTCTGTCGCACCGTTCACGTTGCTCGTCACATCATACGGCGGACGAGTGAAGTGTAACGCACGAGCATAAAATGTATCAAACACAATGTTTCCATTACCATCGCCCATACGCTTTGCAAAGCTACCATTTCCTAACGGGAAAAGCGCACTGTCCAATTCGTATAATTTATAATATCCGTTGATGAACGAATCATCAGCAGAAGCCTTTAACAACCGCAGTGTGATTGTACACTTCTTACCTTGCTCATCTTTGGCAATAATAATGTTTCCATTTTTGCCAACGATAGAATTGGCGATATTGTTATCAGCCGCAATAGTCGCAACATCTCCGTCTGCGAAGTCGGTTAATACCCGACCCCACAAAACAACTGTGTCTTGACCTGTTAATCTGTATGTTTCAGCCATAATTTATTCCTCCACAATAACCAAAATGTCTGCTTCGTGAATAGCACCAGCACGCTTGCAAGCACCCTGAATAACAGGAGCAATGCGCTGTTCTCTTTCACTCTGCGCTTGTTCCGTAATTGGCAGACTGTAAATATACCAACCAACTTCGGAAATGTTTTTACGGAACGTTTCTGGGTCACCAAATGTTTGAGCCGAATTCCATTTACCCGGCGCAATAACACCATTCCGAACAAACTGAATAAATACTTGACCGAGAGCATCACGCAACACAGACATTCCACGCTCTGTTTGAGGGATTTTCGTACCAGTCGTTTTTAACGCATTGAACAAACCATATTGAGCCGCATACTTTAAGGCCATATTTTCATAAACGACATCAAAGTAGGAGTTTCCACCACTTGACAGAACACCAACAGCCCCTTGATAGTTCACATACAAATCAGCACCAGCAATCTTAGCGTTGTTGTAATCTGTCTGTGTTAAACCATCATCCGGCAACACATTAACCAGCGTTTTGAGGTTCATTGTTTGAGATGTTTCAGAGCCAGAGAAGTTGACCGAGAAAGCACTACCAGCATAAGCAGCGGCAAACAATTTAGCATCTTCAATACCGTTTGTATAGAGCAAGCAACGAGTTTGCGTTTGCGTAGCGTTTTTAATCGTTGTAATCGTACCAGCAATATCTGCGACGGAAGTAAATGGGTGAACCCAAATGAAGTCACCAGCATTAACAGCAGCACTCGCTGTCAAAATCGCACTATCTTCCATTGTCAATGTCGTCAGAACGCCAGTGTAGCTAACCAAACCTTTTGTCCGATTGATTGCGGCTTCAAGTGTTTCACCAGAGCTGTTAGTTCCGTCAACAGTTGTACCATCAGCCACATTTAAGTAAGAAGCACCCGAAATATCCGTTCCAGAAGCACCGCTTGACAAAACAACAGAAGCGTCATAACCGACTTTCTTTGAACCAAATACAATCTGGCCAGAAACAACAGAAATGAAGCAACACTTTGTCGCGTTGGAAATAACTTTCGCAATATCGCTCACATTAGCAACTGACGAGAAATCTAATCCAGTCAAAGAGTTTGCAATTCCATCAACTGTAATTGTTAAAGAACCATTTGTGACAGCCTTAAAATCGGCAACAGCAGATGTTAAAGACGGTGTTGTAAATGTTGTATTCGTTGCAGAAACAGCACCACTCATTGGGATAACAACCAAATATCCGCGTCCAGTATTTAAGTTTGCATTTTGTGCAAACACATTTTGCGCCATTTTCGCCGTCAAAGAGTTAGTACCATAGGCATTAACAATATCAGACGGGTCAATAGCAATCATATAGGGGTCAACATTGTTCGGCGTTTCGTTAGTAAATAACGCAACTTCGTTGACATTCTTTACAGCTAAAGAACGCTCAACGCCTTGCACCGTTACCCTAATGACATTTGAGATTGAAAAAATACTCATTTGTTTTCTCCTTTTTTATATTTTACATATTACACCATTATTCCGAACTTTGCAACTGAGGATTATTCTGTACATTATTCAGAGTAATTATCGTCCCATCCGAATTGATACTCGCATTGAACGAATCATAGTATGCCGTTGTCTTCTCTTTCACTTCTGAACACATAGCATAAACTCTAATAGTATATCTATTGATATTAGAGCCACCCTCTAAAGCAGAAGTGTTTAAGAAACTGCTAGGCACTTCAAATATCCGAAAGTGATACTTGTTCTGTATCTCTTGCGAATAAAAAGAGTTAAGAGCCATTAGGACTTCGGCCCGTCTGGTTCTTGCCTCTGTTGAACGACTATAAATGTCTATTTGAAGCGAAGCCCTACCATAAACAACCTGCCGTTCCTTTATCTTATCGGATATAAAATAACTTTTAGCCGAAATTGGCACAAAATCTAATGCTCCGACAACGACAAATAATTCATCCGCATTTGGCGGTATCTTTTTATTTTGAGCATAGACCCAAATATGCTGTTGGTCTAACCCCAATTCTGTACGAAGAATATCTACAAAATAATTCTCAACTTGCATTTTGCCAATCCTTTATACAATGATATTCTATATGGCCATAATCAGAATAGTCCATAACTGCCATTATTTTATAATCTACACCATTATATATCACTCTGTCATTGGTTGCAAGTTTAACATCTTCTTTTGTGTGAAACCAGTACCACGACCAAGACCATTGACCTTCTGGCTTTACTCTTATCTTTTCTTCTGTTAAAGGTTGTATAACACCATCAAAAGAGAAATTAAAAGAAGTATCTATTACATCACCGTAAGTATCAACAGTCTGCCTAATTGCTTTTGCGGTAGAGCCTTGCGACCACATATTTATACCTAACTGCGGTCTAGGAAGTCTTGATTTTAATGTAGCCATCTTAGGATATAAACTCATTTAGCCTCTCTTATTTCAACGCTATCGTGCATTTCTCCGGTATAAATCAAAGGTCTATCAAACCCTTTCATTTCTATCGTAGCGGGACTGTTGTGCGGATAAATACTCCATTCTGCTACGGTTTCTATCGATTCTTCTATTGCGTGCTTAAACCCTTTACCAAGTGTCTTAAAGGCTTCTTTTACATTTCTTACATTAAAATCGCCGAAGGCTAATGATTCAGCCGCATACTCTAAGCTATCTTTCCCATAATAATCAACCGCTCGTTGTATAAACCCACGAGGGGGAATATCTTTTTCATAAGACCCAAACTCATTATCTGCTGCTTTTTCTACAACAAAAGAATTAGAAAAATACCCAACTTGAAGTTTCTTGTTTAATACTTTACACGCTTTTTTAACTTCATTAAGTCCGGAATTGTTAACCTTAAACTTGACATCTACGGTAGCGACCATCCTGCAACTACCCCCACGTTGCCGACCAATCTCGGGTACAGCATATTCAAGTATTTTAATCCAAAGCCATTCCGAGCGTAAAAACCCAATATAGGGTCTTCAAGATATGCCTTTGGAACATAATACTGTTCTGAAACACTACCTACTTTAACGCTAGTGGCTGGAAAATTAACAGCACCATAAGCACCACCAGCAGCAACTGATAAATCATACGCCAAATAAAACGCGGCTAAATACAAAAACATTAACTGTGCAGACTCATCAACGCCACACAAACTCTCGTTAAAAGTAACATTTGCTTCCCGATACGCTCGTTGTATGTCGCAGTCAGACACATAATCTGTCACATCTCCTGTTGTTTCAATCCAATAATACTCATCAGTAAAATCATCAGAACTATTATTGTCATCAGCAGATGTATAAAACTTCCCATCGTAATACACCAAATCACCTTTGGCGTATGATTTCCCCTGCATCCAAACCGGTATGTAAGGGAAGTTACGCGGAAACTGCGACTTAAAATCATCACAATTAAGTTTATCTAAAAACACCGACATAACTTCCCTCCTAACCTAATTATTTGGACTTTGCTTTTTTACCACGCTTACCAACCTTTACGGGTTCTACCGCAGGTTCTTCAGCGGGCAATTCTTCAACTGCCTTTACGGCAGGGATTACCTCAACTTCAGCTGTTTCCAAACAAAACAGTTCATTTGGATAGCCTTTAATTAAAGCCTCAGCAATCTTTCGGTCTTGGATGTCCACAACCTTTCCCGGAGCAACTGAGCCACCGTTAAAGCAGAACACTCTTTGACTTTCGTTCTTGATTTTCATACAAAGCCCTCCTCAATTACGAACCAGACTGATTGTCCAGATAGAGGATTTCTTGCGGACGCAAGCTCAACACGCCAGAGTGTTGTGCGTAACCAACGTTCCGGAAAGTAAAGCCCTCAATGCTGTTCGCAACAGTGACAGTGTAGTCAACCGGAATATCAAACCGAGTGACTTCTTCGTCATAGCGACCCAAAACATAACGGTCATAAGACAGTTTTCCGTCAGATTTTGAAGCCATAGCATACACCAACGGACGAATTTCAAACTTACGTCCAGTGATGTCAGAAACAGCACGCTCCAAAATCTCTTTACGAGTACGAAGCATATACTGGCTGACATAAGTTCCCAATCCATTGTAGTCGTCTTGCGGCACCCACAAATAGTCAGGATATGCAGTGTAGTTGTTGTTGGATTGATAGGCCTCAACCAATTTACCAGCAAACGCATTGATTTGGTTCACTGACATTTCGGAAATCTTAGCCGTTACAGCAGTCGTATTGACCGTCACATCAGCCAAGTTCAAAGCACCTTTCAAAGCACCATCAAAAGAGCCTAAGAACACAGTCTTCTGCAAACCCAAATCCCAGTTTTTCTTACGGGATTTTTCTTTAGCAGAAACGATGTCCCAAACGCCTGTACGAGAGGCTTCGGCGATTTCAGGCAACGACCACGACAACTCTTTGGCCCAAGTTTTCACAGGGATTGTCAGAGCGTCAACAGCAGCATCAGTTGTAGCCAACCGAGTACCATTACCTTGGTCAATGTAACCTTTTTCAAAATCACCGCCCGTCACGAAGCTACGGAAAGCAGTAATGTTGGAAGCCCAAGCAGTACCCTCACCAACACGTGTCGGAACAAAGTCCGCAAACGGGATTTCATAGAATTTTTGTTCAGCAACCGTCTTTAACACAGCCGTCAATGTCGTAACATCAATGTTGTAACCGTATTGATGAGAAGCAGCATTTGTCAGATATTCAGCTTGCGAAAGTTCTTGGTCGTTCAACAAGGAAGCAGCTTCAACGCGTTCCCCTTTAGAATTCATAATCAAACTCATCTTTATTTCTCCTTATTAAGAATTAGCAGTTAAAGCCACCGGAGCAGTAATCCGAACACGGATTAACTCGCCTTGAGAAGCAGCCGATTCCATAGAATAACCAATAATGGACTTAGCAGCACCAGCCGCAGCAACGCGAACATTCGTTAAGTCAGCGATGTTCACAGCAACACCAGCGTTAATAGCTTCATCGGCTTCCATATACATAACATCGTTAGCATAAGAAACCTCGACCATATCGCCAGCAGCATATTCTGCCTTTTTAGCTGTCCATTTAACAAAACCCATAACCACGCTACCAACGGTCGCTTTCACAAAATGCGGAAGTTTCGTTGAAGTAGAAACAATGGCTACCGGGTCGCCCGGCTTCAAGGCAGCAGCTTGAGTGCTGTCAACAAGCCCAGCATAACTATCCAAGTTTGCTTGCAAATCCAAGCGACCTTTGATTTCGCTTGTCGGAGCAAATTGGTTCATTTGATAAGCAAATTTAGTTTCCATTTTATTCTCCTTTAATTATTTTTTACCATAACGGTCTTTGCCTAGTTTTAAGCCAGAAGCCATCGTAGAAACTTTGTTCCCACAAATAGCCTGCTTTGCGTTTTTAAGAGCATCGAAAAACGATACTTTAGAGTTAGCCTTTTCTTCCGCTTCTTCTTCCTTTTTATCGGCTTCATCAGCGTTTTCTTTGGCTTCTTCTTTATCAGCACCACATTCGTTCTCTTTCTCCGCATTATCAGCTGGTTTTTCGTCTTCGGCGTTTTCCTTTTCCTCAGCCTTGTCTTCGTCTTCGTTTTTACCGCAGGCGTTTTCTTTGGCTTCGTCTTTCGAATAACCGAGCTTTTCAGCCAGACCGATAATAGTTTTCACCTTTTCTGATAAACCACCCTCAAAATCTCCGTCTTCTTTGGCGGCAACCGCACCAATTTCACGGATTAAACGGCGATGGTCTTCATCTTCGGCGTTCTTTTTGTCTTCAGCAATCTTCTCCTCAATCGCATTTTTGACCGTTTCTTTAATCTTTTCAGACATAGAATCAGCCAACGCATTTTGAACAGAAGAAACCAAAGCATCCATATCTTCTTTGGATAACATATTATTCTCCTTTGAGTTCTTTAATTGTTCCAATTCCTGTTTTTTGTCTTCGTTGAACTGTTTAAATTCAGCGGGTGTCATAATCACAGACTCCTCATACCGAGGATTATCCACAAGAGCAAGATGTCCATACACTCCATTTTTTACCTCTTTCTGGTAATCAATGTCGTGATAAACACCGCCACTCCCATACTCGGTTGGGAGATATGCGTTTGACACAGCCCAACCTTTTTCAATGTAGCCTTGGGCTTCATCATCAGCCATAATTTCCGCCCACCAAGCTCCATCAAACTCGTTATAAAAACTTTTAACAACTTCGCCAACCTTGTCCTCTTTCAGCGTTGACATATTGATTTTATCAACGTGCCGAACGAACAAAGGCTTGCCCTCAAAACTCTCGTTCATTTTTTTAAGAGCATCGTTTGTTACCAAATACAAATTGTCTTTCCCGTCTTCGTAATAATGGACTAAGCCCTCTTTTATATGACGAGCATAAAACCTTTTTGAAAACCTTTTGTCGTTTTGTAGCATTACGCATTTCCTATCAATAATAATTTAGTTTATAACTTTTTTTATCGTTTGTCAAATAACCTACCCACCAACAGCAATATAACGCTTTGTACGCTTAGATTTATAAGGGAAACTCTCCTCTTTTAACGGTCTTTTTTCTCTGTCTGGCGTGACGAACTTGTTAGATGTCACATCCACCTCTTTTACCTTTCCACGCTCACTGGCTTCCTGACCATTTGACGGCTTATTAGGATATTTTAATCCACCCTCTCTATTCTTGCTTTCTTCTACATTGTCACCAGCTTCATCAAAACCACCGAAAAACTTTCCGAACAATCCTTTTTTCTTTTTCTTATCTTCTGACCGTTCCATACCAATTTTTGCGTATGTATTACGGCTCATAGCCTCAACGGCTTCTTCAGAATAAGTAAATGGCAACAGATTTTCATTATTACAGCCAACCATAAAGTCACCAACGCTTACCAAACCATTTGAATACGCTTGGATAAGGCGGTTAAACTGACTGTTTTTCATATTTTCTTCTTGTTCCGCAGACAAAATGCGTAAAGAATTAAACTTGATTGACAAATCTTCAGGCACAAACCCAAACAGATATTGACAACATATTTTTAACACATCAACAACTATATATTTGCACTTGCTTCGGATTTCGCTCTCAATCATTGAGTTATAGTTCTCAATGTCGTCTTCTCCAGAGTTAAAGCCTGCCGCACTTACACCAAACAATTTTGTCATTGGCATTTTTAGTTCACAGGCAACACCTTGACGAATTTGGGTTAAAATATCACTTAACCCAGAGAAAGATAATTGCTTTTGTTCATACTTATCGTTAGTATCTAAAATAAGGGCATTTAAATACGATTTTAAAGAGTTTGAAACTTGAACCCTACGCTCGGCCACTTTAGTTCCATTCGCCGTCAGCATAGCCGTATTAAACCCATTTAATTGATAAACGTCTATCTTAGCTTCATCCAATAGTTCAAAAATCAAATCTTGGTTCTTTAAGTAAGAGTTAATAGAACGAACAACACGCTCTAGCTCACTCATACCCCAGCCACGCAAACGAGGTTTAATAAAGGAGGGGGCAACTTTTCCGCACACGGGTAAAACACGGGTTCTATTTAGT